CGCTAATGATATTGACGGTTCCATTCGGGCCAGCACCCATATGCTTAACGCCTCTTTCGCCGCCAACTGCAACTGGTTGATTACCGCTCATGAAACTATAGATCGTCTCGGCTTCCCAATCCATCTTATCGGTGATAACCCAATCAGAGGCAGAGTAGGTATAATTGATTCCTTTAATCCAAACATTTTTGATAACAGTGGTGATATGAGAGCGCGCGTCTCTCTTTTGCTTGTCAATAATGACAATATCAAAAGGATAGACTTGGGATTGAACGTGGACGAATCCTCTGCCAAAAGCTTCGGCAATTCTTAGTCTATCGAATCTAACTCTATCGCAAGAGCCGGTTACATCAACAGATCTTAAGGGAACGGAATCAATATGACCGTCTGTCCCCACTTCATCTATCATTTTGATCTGTCTAGCCTCGTTGATAGACAAAGATTGAACAGCGCCAACCGCATTATTATTAACCATAATAATGATATTGGTTGAAATGGCTGTGCTAGTTTTATTAACATTGCCGCCTACGGATAGCGTAGAACCTGTTTGTGGAAATGTCGGCATTTAAGTATTCTCCTAATTATAGTTGCCCTAAGCTTACCTTAATGTAGATAAAGTTGACCGGATAGGTTGGTTGAACTCTACACGATACATTCCATTGTCTTGGATCTACATCATCCCTGACAACTGATAAATCCTTGTATTGAGTGATTAAACCTTGAGAAACTAGAGAGTTAAGTAGAATTACTCCACGAGTCGTCAATATAGTTCCCGTGGTTGGAGTCTCTGCATCGCCAATGAATCCGGCAAATCCAGCTCTCAACGTCTTGGCCACTCTGTCACGAATGAAGACGATCGAGATTTCTTGCTCCTCTGGGAATCCACTCTGAGTGGTTGTGATACCCCAAACAACTCTTCCGCCACCTGCAACTGGCTGCAACGTAGTGATACCAGCAGAAGCCAAAGTCTCAAGAGTACGTGGAGAGAATAGCTTGTTACGTAGGATCGTGAATCCACTTAGAACCTTGTTGGTTAGTGGGTTTTCAATTCTTACGTCGGCAGCTAGGTATCCTGCGGCAGCGGCGGCTAGATAGAATCCATCAACTAGGACGTTCTCTGCACCGGCCTGAACCACAATTTGATCAGGATAGAAGTAAACACATCTAAACGTCTTTCCGAACGCATCTGGTACAGAGTAGTTCGCCAAGTCTTCAACATTACCAGCAAGGATGTCGGTAACACTTCCGCCTTGGATACCTTCTAGAATTCCGATATCTTCCACTGCGGCAGGTTTCACACCAGTGACATGATCTGGAAGTAGACCGTTGATAGCTCCAGCAAACAAGACTCTTTCTTTCTTATTTCTGATATTGCTCATAGTTAAGCAGTGACTTAGAGCATTTTGGAAAATGACGGAAATAGTCTGCTTTGGAAGAGGGACGACAATGTCGCACTCGACTTTTTCCAATGACTCAAGAGCATTAATCCATCCTGCGTCATAGAAGTCGGCGTCTTTCGTATCAACTATGGTAACTCTTAATCCATAACCATTTGGAACAACATTCTTATTGACAACAACGTAGTTGCTGGTTAGGCTTGGATCCAAGATTTCGAATTCCATTCCACTTTCGTTAACTATTGCTTTTCTAAGCACTACGCCAGTGCCTGAAACCGAGACGATATCATACAATCCCTTGTTTCCAATTGGAGCGGCAGGGGTTGCTGCGGCAGTACTACTGATCTGTAACTTTAGTCCGGTGACGCCTGGAATCGTCGAAAAATTAACGGTGCTGCTCTTGAAGTATCCGTCACCTGGGGTTATGGTTGGAATAACGTATCCGTCCGTACCAGCGTATCCATCAACTTGTAGCCCAGTTACTGGATCAATTACCTTGAAGGTAATATTTGAGATCTCAGTTAAGAAGTCGGATAGATAGGCTGGGTTGGCCGTTAGAGTAGATGGGCTAAAAGTGCTGCCATCTGCCGTTACGTATAGTTTTCCACCCGATACAGCGGTAATATGGAATACACCAATGTTGGAAGAGTTTTTAGCTTCTTTAATCTTTAGAGCCTTGCCTATGTAGGTAGAATCAAAGACAACCGATGCAGAGCTAAATTCACCCTGGTTAACGAATGCTAAGTTTCTACCAAGATATCCGTCTTCACCGAAGTTAACTGCTTCTAAATCTTGATTTACAGTATAGAAGTAAGAATAACCGGCTGGAGCATTGGAATTGCTTGTAATGAATTGGGTCGTGGTTGGATTGCCAGCCGTATCCAAAGTATAATATGGCCACTTATTTGGTAGAATCTGAGTCTCTACGTTGGTGGCGTTGTTCTTGACGAAAAAATGGATATCAGAGTTAAAATCTGGAACTACGCCAACTGGAAGTGGGAAAATGAACTCATCATTATCTAAAGCCAAGGCGTTAACAGTGTCGTCAAGTACGTAAGAAGTTCTTCTTGGAAGAGAAGGTGCAGCTTGAACAGTCATCAACGCTGGAGCGCTATTCGAGAAGGCAAGCTGAGCGCCTAAGGAAAGATTGTTGGATAGGCTCGGTAAACCGTGGCGTCTAACAACATCACCCATTCCATCAAGGATGATTGGATCGTTAAGGTTGGCGACTGGAACGCAGTTAACAGTTAGAGAATCGTTTCTAACTAGAACGCCGCTATTGACGATAACCGTGAAGGCGTCGCCCTCCCTGAAAGCAGGGGTGGTCTCAGTGATAGAGAATTTTATTACTCCGTTGCTCACAACAGGGCCACCCGCAATCCACACAATTGGATTTCCGTTTGCATCTAGTTTAGCACCAGAAACAGAGCCAAAGGCTAAGAACGATGCAGTTCCAGCAATCGGAGCATTCATTGGGTCTCTTTGAACCTTAATACAACGGATGGTCCAGGTTTCTGGAGGCGAGTTAGGATTGACAAGAGTTAGATTGGCAAGCGCACCTTTACCGACATTGCTTGAAAGTGCAGAATAGAAAGATCCACCCTGATCGACTAGGTGAGCGCTTTGCAGCTCAATTTTACCTGTCGTAATGTCAATACGATAATCGTACTTGCTGCTAAATGGAGAGGAATCAATTATGGACTCAAGACCACGTAGAGGTGTTCCGTTCTTGAATAAGGTAGTTCTATTAGAAACTAGTGGAAAGTTAAGAAGTTGGAAGTGTCTGCCGTCACAACCGGTAGTACCCGTATAGTTTGGGTTCAAACCGTCCTGGCCTCCACCCAATGCTTGCGAAACGATGGTCTCATCAGTGGAACCCTCGCCAATCAAGGCTACTGTACGGGAGCCACCAGGAACCGATACTCCACGTGATTGAGTAATTACATCAGTAAAAACTCCTGGTAGGACATTTGTTGCGCCTGGTATGTTAGCCATATTGAATCCTTATCACTCAGTTTTTGTAGACTGTATCATTAAAATGTATTAATATTACTATTCTTGGCGATATATTAGCACATTTTGTTTGTCTTACCTGTTCGAAACCTTCCGAATTAAAAACCATTCGAAATCTCTATAATTTACATGTTTAGTAGCATATCGGCCAAACTAACTTCCGTATTGACGGTAAGATTTGCCGGTACAGGACTTCCAGATCGGTTTAAATCTTCAAAAGTTGCGGTAAAGAAGATCGCATCAATAACACTTGAAACCGGAATTTCTCTTCTCCACTCGGTTCTTATATCTAATGTGAGATTTTGCCTAAATAGCTTATCGTTTCTATCGTCACTTTCCGAAGGTGAACCGATACTAACTGGTTTAACAATGATTCCAATATCATATAATGTATTAAATGTAACTTCAGTGAAGCACATTGCAATTGCTTCGACAATATCATCCCTAGATCGTAAACTCCTAGTAATGACGTCGATAACAATTGATCCTTCCCATACTCCTGCCGTTATAAATGAAACAGGTCTGTGGACGATAGTTTGATTGCCATACCCATCTTCAAAAACAATATCCTCGTACTGAATGCCTTCTTGTTCCCTATTTAACGAGATAGGAACATATTTGCTCCCACCACTTTTGACTAAAATAGCAGGGTAAAAAATACCATCGTAACGGTAATTCTCGCCAATATACAATCTGGTTGGTAAGCCTTCTTGATTGGCACCATTTTTATCATGCTGCGTAGGGATATCTGCGCCAGGAGCTAAATCAGTATGATCAGTCGTATTAGCAAATCCCCATTGATCTTTGGAATAATGATAATAATCGTCTTTAGAGAAAAAATCTCTTAAAGTAGCAATAATAATTTCTTTTGGGTAAACTAGCATTGACGCTTGCACAAAATTGTGCAAATTCATTAAGTTTGTTCTGTGGAAATTATTGGTTGCCATGAATAAATATCAAATTATGGATATTATGGTGCCGACCCAGGTTTTCCGGCCGCTAACCAAGCCAAAAACTCGCTAAATAATTGTTGACTTGCGGGGTCGTTTGTACTCGTCGTAGGTGAAGTCTGAGTTGGAGAAACAAAGTCGGCGGGAAGAGGCTCTGCCTCCAGAGCTGGTCGTGGAGTTGGTGGAGACATATTATGAGTAACAGGCACAACACCTCTTGCTGCTTCGGCTGCCCTTATTAGAAGAATATTTTGTTGAAAAATTTTGTTAAAAACATCTAATGGGACAACCTGATATCCCTCTAAGGTAGGTTCAGTTGTTTCAAAATGTTCTGTAATAAATCCATTTGGTAAATTTGGATCATTTAATGCTGTTTTGTATGCTATGTATTTCATTTATGCCACCCATGCAATTTCAACAAATCCGGCTCCGCCCCATCCACCGGGGGCACCGTCATGTGTATTGTTGTAATCCCAATTTTCACCACCACCGCCGCCACCACCTCCGGCTCCATAGAAGCCTGAGCCGCCACCACCAGCAAATGGGTATCCGTTCCATCCTTGGGCACCTTGTCCACCATCTCCGGCTTTGGAATTGACGTTATTAGAAGTTCCACCGGCAGTTCCTCCACCTGCAATCGAATATTGATTTGGATCGCTCCTACGCTTCATTACGTGAGCAGCACCTTGTAATGAGGTAGCTGCGGTAAATGGGGCACGTTCAGCTAACAATTGAATATTTTGCGGAGTTGGATTAATGTTAACGTCAAGCGCATTGTTTGCACAGTCACGGCCTGCCATAAAAGTAAGAGAATTTATAGAGAGAAGAGCTCCTTCTCTACCACCTTTTCCTCCAGGGAAAACAACAGAACCGAAAATGCTAGAACTACCATCTGAACCAGGATTTCCAGGACGAGCACCCCCTCCATTAACAACATTTGCTACGCAGTTGGTCGTACCACCAACTCCACCCATTCCAATTGATACGTTATAAACTACTCCAGGAGTTACTTGTACAATTTGAGTAATCGTGGGAGCTGCATGTCCTCCGCTACCACCTCCAGCAAAAACAACTCTATCTTTTCCGCTAGAGCTAGCTCCACTACCACCACCACCGCCACCCCCGCAACCTGTTACAATAACATATTTTACTCCGGCCGGACAGGTCCAAGTACCACTGAAAACACTGCCAGATAAAACAACGTATTGTCCGGTTTGTAAAAGACCAGAACCACCAGTTACCCCAGTAAATTGGGTAGAGTTAAGTCCAGTATATTCAAGAGTTTGGAGCGCATAAGAGCCATTCAATATAACCTGTACAGATAAAGTCCCGCTAGATGGAAATCCCGACGTAGAGACAACGTTTAAGGTACCTCGTGGTAAAGTAACTCCGTTAGAACCGGAAGCAATAGTTGTCGAAATGTAACTACCACCATTACTAAAAATTTGTTTATTAATTCTTGCGCTAGACATATCTTATCCTTATACAATACTCCAGTTAGGAAGCGTTCCGAATATTAAGGAATTCATATACCCCGCAACAAGGGTAATTGCTCCAAATGGATTTTTATAAACTAGGCTTTCAGTTAATCCTTCGATCAAATCTCCTTTTATAGGCTTGATAGTAATTGGCAACGAATCAGCCTTTCCAGCGATATCTTTAATAGTAATTATTCTTCCCGGAGGTGACAAATTGATAGATGGTAGAGTGATTGTAATGGCCGATGATAAATCAACCAACAATACTTCATCATGCTCGGTAACGGTATACGCCGTACCATTAATTTTACTACTTTTAACGGTAGATGGTGTATTTAAATTGTTCTTATAAATCCACGCGATTGGAAGATTAGAAACTAATCTTTGATTACTACCATCTGTAGTGCTACTATCAAAATAGTTATCTGCGATGGTAACAACACCATTTGTCCATACGGCTGGCCCGTTAATATACGCAGCAATCATATTGTTCTTTCTAAAGAAATAGTTGCTAGCGATAATTCCATTTGTACCATCTGGCACAGACAAGAATTGGGTTATATCTACCGAACTAGTAGAATTGAATTGGTTTTCCATTAAATTAATGATACCGCTCGTAGTAACGACATTTGATGTACTGAGATAGTTAACGATATTGTTGTTAAAAGATCCGCTGAGCGTTAGAGATGAGGATGATCCAATGAAATTAATGGTATTTCCTCGCCACATATTCTTGGAGCCCGTCATAGCTATACTGGCACCCGATGCAGAGTAATTAATTACGCTATTTGTTAACACACATTGATTAAATGTAACTGAATTATTTGTATTTAAGGTAATAGTTACATTATTGAAATTACAGTTAGTGAACGTTAGCGTACTGCTTCCACTTGTGCTAATAATTACGTTACTTAAATTTACATTTGAAAACGTGAGATTACTATTGGCAGTTAGGGTTACTTTATTTAAAGTGCAGGATGATAAAGTAAGGGAACTCGTTGCGATTAGATTTAAAGTATTGAATTCAAGATTGGCGCCGGTCGTTGCTCCTCCCGTCGAGAACGTGGCTGCTCCATCTCCAGAGAATCTAATGGTACCACTATATGAAAGAGTTGTTGGGATTACGAAAGAACCCTTTACGTTAACAGAACTCATATAATTAGAATTCTTAGTTAACCAAGATGTTAGAGATTCAAAGTTTCGAAAATCTCCGTTTTCACTTCCTGAAACAAGAGTTGGAATATAATTCCAATCCTTTTTATAAATAAACCTACGAGCATCCTTAACAGTAATGTTAACATTCGATGCATATGAACTTCCGGTGACCGTGGCGGAAACAATATACAGCGGAATAACGTTATTTCTAGAATTAACTAAATCCGCAAATGTCATCCCCGGAATAACATAGAAAGAGTTACTTACAACATCATTTGCAGTAAAAGTTCTTGTTGTATTGGATGGCGTAATAAGTTCCGGATCATAATCTAATAGTGGGACTATTTCATACTCGCCAAGATCATTAATACACAGTGCCCAATTTACATTATACAACCTATCAAAGGATTCTTTAACTGCCGGAATTGTCACAGTATCATTATTTATATTGATAATGCGGCCATTGACTAGCACGGTACCACCGGTTAGATCGATGGTGGCATAAGATCCATTGAAGGTAGCGATAATATCAAATCCTTTAACTACTCCATTAGAGTGAAGATATTTTTCTGGTATCGACATGTAATCGAATACAGAACTACTTAAGTCCTTTTCACTGATATTACCAAATTGCCTTGCATCTAAAACTTTGCTAACAACCTTAGTGGTATCATTAACCTGACAGGTTCCTAGTATCATAATCTCGTCATCTAATTGAAGAGATGGGAAGAGCTGGAAATCGATTATGCTATTTGAAAAATCGGCTACATTAGCATTGGCATCGAATATGACTTCAATATAGTCAGTGTATGTTTCGTCGTAAAATCTGGTGACTTGTCCTTTACGGCCGGTTGTTCTAGGACCCGTGTGTGTATAAAAAGTACCATCATACGATGCTAGGTATCCATCGTAAATACCCGTTGAACTAGAATAGTTGAATATCCTTAACGTAATCTTATTAACTAGACCGAATTGGTATCCACGAAGTTTTGGGGAAATCTTAACAATATCTAACTTAATTAATTCACTAGATCCATACAGAGGTATACCATTAACGGTAATATTATCTCCGCTAATATTTATTCTTCCTCTTTCGTGAGTAAACGTTCTACCATCTTGGTCTATGTAAACTTCAAAATGTCTTTTGAATGGAGTAACAACAGCATAATCTGTAGCTGACTCTGTGTTGAAGGAGACAGAATCAGCTCCAAAATAAAGAGCTACCTGCGAAAAAGGCTGAATGGTAGTCGCCGGAGAGAATCCTGTAGCATGAACAGCGTCATGAACTGTGATATCTGTGAAAACGTTCGGAGCACATCCAAAGACCACGTCGTTGATAATGAATCTACCGAAGTCTACTAGATTGCCAGTGCCTAATGATTGTACTACAATCGTCTTACCAGGCTTTAATCCGCTAGTAGATAAATCAAGAGGAATACGGTAAGTAATTTCAACTCTACCAGATAATATGGAGACATCTTTAACAGTAGCTACCCAGTAGCCGTCACCATATCCGTCCAACACCTGGGAATTTTCCTTGGCCAATCTTTCTTTTTCTGTTCCATTAACGTAGTAATTTTGTCTACGAAGTGGTAAGAATAACTTGGTTGGGTTTTGGGAAGCCGCCGCAGATCCGTACGTGGAATAATATGGCGGGCTAGCAATGCCGGAACCACCTGGTCCAAATCCCAAAGCATCAGGAGCAGCGTTTCCAACGGTTGGAATAAGCTCAATGACGTTGTTGGGGAACGCTAATTGAGTGGCTAACGTATCAATCGTACCATCGGCTTTGAGTGCGGCGTGGATAATGGAGAAGGCTGCATTTCGGTACGAGTCAGATAAGCAAATACCAAATTCGCCATTGTAAGTAAATGCACTAAATCTATAATTGTACCCTAAGGCATGAAACGCATTATTGGTGGCCTGCACAACAGACTCTAATGTATAAAGACCCGGAGTTTGTCCTCTATTACCGGTCACGTCGATGCCAGGAAGAATGGAATAGCCGTCTTCAGCATGCCCAGTTGGATAAAGCGCTATGTATAGATTGTAGTGTTTTTCATCTAGTTGACTTGCGTTAAATCCCAATCCAAGCGCTTGTGCACCTCTAGGGTTATTGACCACTAAACTGGGCATAACTCCAAAATCATTATTAACTGGCGAGAGAGAAAGTTCGCCATACTTATTATTGTTAAATAGGGGACGATCAATTCTGGCTATTGCATTCGGTGCATAGAAGTGATTCTTGCCAGCGATTCTAACAATATATTTTTTCGCTCCTGTCGCACCGTAATATTTCTTTTCCTTAATAAGGAAAGGCACTTCAATTGTGCCGTAGTTAACTCTAACTATGTCACCAACTTT